AATGACAATGGTGTTTGTGTTGATACTTGTAATAATCATCATTGGAGTGAAATAATTGATTATGAGTATGTTGGTGATGATTGGCAATTTGATGAGAAACCTTGGGGTAATCAACAAGTCCTATTTAAAGATAGTTGTGATTCATTTTTAGACCTGTCAAATATGGAAGTTGTTGATCATGAATATTGTCCAAGAAACAAAGAAGAAGATTAAATAATGTTTGAAGAATATAGAGATATTCCCTCAAGGCTTGGAGATTATCATGTGGTAAAAGATAATAACGTTCACTGGGCAAAATTTCAAATATTTCAATTCAAGACATTTAAGGATAAGATTACCCATGAAATTACAAGAGTTGTCAAACAAGAAGGAGATAATTATGTTGGTCCAGTTAAGTTAATGCGATACTGTTCGTCAACAAAAGAGTTCCAGGTTAAACTTCCATTTAAGATTTCTGATAGAACATTTGAGTTTAGTGATCCTTGGATTGCCTTGGATTGTATTAAGGAAAAAATTGAATAAGGTTAAGGAAACAAATAAGTAATGCCACCAGTATTTAATTTTGGAGATGTTGTAGAATTCAAGTATCATGGACGATACTCTCACGATCCAAATCCTGTAATTTTGATAACACATCCTAACTGGTCTGGAAAAATTCAGGGCATAAATATTAATTATCTCACGGAATTACAATTAATACATTTATTAGCTCTGTCACACCCAGATAGGGCTGAAGATTTAACACTTGGATTTCCTGCTATTAGGGCTGAACTAAAAAAGATAGGCAAAGTTCCAGATATAACAAAACCATTAGAGTTTTATGGTCTTGTATTAGAAAATCCTTCACGAAGATTAAATGTTTACCGTCAATATTTCCCCAATAACATGTCCAACGTTCAATTTAGAACAGCAGCATTATTACAAAAGTATACACAAAAAGCTGAAGAAGAGCGTAAAAAGGTAGAAGCTCAAGCACAAGCGCAACAAGAAGAATATTTAAAACAACAAGAGGAACTAGCGCAAAAAGAGCAAGAAAGAATTGAACAAGAGAGACAAGAGCGTGAAGAAGAAAAAGAACGTGAAGAAGAAATAGAACAAGAACTTGATGAAGCTAGAAAAAGAAAAAAGAAAAAGTTAAAAGAGTCAAAAAAGCGTAAACATCCAGCAATAAAGCGTGCAAAAAGAAAGAAATAGGACATAGTTTAGCAAAATCACTTTATTTTACATCAAATAATGCTATAATTATGATAAGACATAAACAATAGGGGGATAAGAAAATGGAATCAAAATTTATTCAATTGGGAACAAACTATTTTACAAGGGAAGAAAATATTTCAACGTTTGAATATCATATTGTCAAACAGGGATATTGTATTGTTGTACATGGTTGGAAAGATGGTAAGGAAGTACCAATTTGGTCTGCAACTGTAGAAAAAGAAGAAGATGCACAAGCATTATTAAGTTCAATTAGAGTTCAATTTTAAGTTAACACTTGGAAAAATAGGATGTTGTAATGAAAAGATTAGTGACGATTGATTATGTATTTATTTTTTGGACAGTTTTTTTTGTAATTCTTAATCTTATATTGGCATTTACTATATCACCACTGTCTTTGTATCCTGCAATAATTAGTGCAATACTTTTTCCGTGCATATGGTTATATTGTGCTTATTGTTTCCCATTAAGCGAATTACATGTACGTTATTGTAGGTTTGTTAACAAGCGTATATTCAGGAAAAATGATGGACGATAACAACAGACAAACAATATTATTAATTGATGGTCTTAATGAATTCATGCGAAATTTTGTTGTTAACCCTATGCAATCTGCTACTACTGGTGAATTAATTGGTGGCACGTTTGGATTTTTAAGGACATTATCTTTTCTTGTTTATAAGATAAGACCCGATAAAGTTGTTATAGCTTGGGAAGGAAAAGATAGTTCTAAAAAGAGAAAAAAGATATTACCAGAATATAAACTTGGCAGGAAAACACCAAAGTTAAATAGGTTTTATGAAGAAACAGAAGATGACGTTTTAAACAGTAAACGTGAACAATTAGCCTTGACCTTGAAATATATCAACTTATTACCTATTCACTCAGTATTAGTTGAAGGTTTGGAAGGCGATGATATTATTGGTTATTTGACCACGGAACATTTCAAAGATGACAAGAAAATTATTGTATCAAATGACAAAGACTTTTTTCAGCTTTTATGTGGACCAACAGTTATCTATAGAACAATCAAAAGAGAATATGTAAATAAGAAATATATTCTTTCTAAGTTTAACATATTGCCTGAGAATTTTGCAATAGCCAAATCAATACAAGGAGATCCATCAGATAATATTAGTGGCGTAAAAGGAATAGGGTTTAAAACAATGATCAAGTTATTTCCAGAGCTATCTGAAAAGGTTATAACAATTGATGACTTGGTTAATACAGCAAATGCAGTACAAAAAAAGAGTAAACTTTTAGAAAGATTTTTGGATAATATAGATACGGTCAAGACTAATTATAGGGTAATTGGGTTAGACAACAAGCTAATAAGTTTAAGCCAGATAAATAAAATAGAGTTTTCCCTAAACAAAGAGCTAAAGTATGATAAGATGAAGATATTAGAAGAGGTTATGAAGGATGGTATTACAAAATTACACTTTAATTGGTCAAATGTTTTTGCATATCTCTTAAACAACAAATAGATGGAGGTCTTTATGAACTTAGTAAAACTTTTTAGAGAAAAATTCCCAGAAGAAGAAATCAAGGTTGATTCCAGTGGGGAAAGGTTAATTGTTAATGGCTTTGATACACAAGCCGATTGGAAAAAAACAACAGAAACATTCAATGATTTATCAAGAGAAGACTTAGGTGAATGGATCTATATGAACTGTGAACTGATGGCTTCCTTCCTTACACTACAACGGAAAAATATTAGTTAATTTTTGTCAGTACAATTTGTTTTCCTACAAGAGATAAAAAAACATGGGCATATCTGCAAAAACATTTGATGAATTTGGGGCAGACTTTCAAAGAAAAATAGTCCAAGCCTTACTCGTGGATAAATCATTCGCAGAACAAATGATAGAAATGTTAGATGTTAACTATTTTGGATTGAAATATCTCAGAACAGTGACATCAAAGTATTTTAAGTATTATGAAAAATATAATACATTCCCCTCTTTCCCATTATTAGTAACAATATTAAGAGATGAACTTGGTAATGATGGAGAAGAGAAATTAGTAAAAAGACAAATATTGGAGTATCTTAAAAATATAAAGTCGTCACCGCTTAATGGAGATATCGGATACGTAAAAGAAAAATCGTTGGAATTCTGTAAAAGTCAATCCATGAGAAAATCTTTGTTGAAGTCAATTGAAATGATTGAAGAAGGTAATTATGATGGAGTTGTTGCAGAAGTAAAATCGTCAATTGAATTAGGTGGAGAAAGAAATTTAGGTCATGATTATCATGAACAAATAGATGACAGAATGAAAGTGGAGACAATTGAAGCTATCAGAACAGGATTTGCTGTATTGGATGATGTAAATATTTTAAATGGTGGGTTGGCAAAAGGAGAATTGGGTGTTATATGCGCGCCTACTGGTGCAGGGAAAAGTTTATTTTGTGCAATATTAACAGCAAATGCTATGAGAAATGGTAAAAATGTTGTTTACTATACACTTGAATTGGATGAAAAAACTATAGGAAAAAGAATTGATTCAAACTTCTCAACAATACCACAAAATGAACTTCACTTGTATGAAGATGTTGTAAAAGAGGCAATAGGAAAATATGCCAAGGGAAAACTAAAAATAAAATATTATCCAACTAAAACAGCGTCAGTACAAACAATAAGATCTCATCTAAATAGATTAGCCATACGAGGCTTTATACCTGATATGGTAATAGTAGATTATGCAGATGTGGTTCGCGGATCAAGATATTTAAATGAAAAAAGACTGGAAGTTGAAGCAGTATATGAAGATTTGAGAGGTATGGCTGGTGAATTGGAAATACCTATTTGGACTTGTTCACAAATAAATAGATCTGGAAGCGATGATGAAATTATAGAAATATCAAGCGTAAGTGAAAGTTGGGCAAAAATGGCTGTTGCCGATGTAGTCCTAACGCTATCCCGAAGATTAAAAGATAAAATGAACAACACAGGAAGGTTGTATGTTGGAAAAAATCGTCGAGGTCGGGACGGGATAGCGGTCCCCCTAATCCTTGATCCGTCCCGCGTTCAATGTGAGATATATGAAAAAATGGATACTAATATTGTTGAGAAGATGGCAAAATCTGGTGGTGGATTTGATGTGGGTGAAATGTTGCAACAAAATGGTGTACGATCAGCTTTCCAAGCTTTTCAAAATAGAAAAAATGTTAATGGTGATGATGAAAAAAGTGATGAAGATGAAAAATAAATGACAAAAAACCTAGTATGTGGTTATATTTATAGGTGTGGGTAGAGGACAGGGAAGTCATGATCCTTGCCGAAACCTAGTTAAGTAAGCTAACTCTTCCACACATCTATAACCCTGACTAGGAGGATCAAACTATGTCATTAATTAAAATTAGAGAAGAAAGTTATGTTTCTAAACAAGGACACAAAATAACAAAAAGAATTGTAGTTCTTAAGTGTGATGGTAAAAATTGTTATGATAGTGAGGGAAATGAAAAAATATTTGAAAGGAAGTATGTCGCTACTATCTTGGAGAGAAAGCTACATTTTTGCTGTACAAGTTGTGCGAGTAGGAATACAGCCACTAATCCAGAAAGAGTGCAAAAAATTATGATCACAAAAATGAAGCGTTACGGAAATCCACACTATAATAATATTGACCAACACAAACAAACATGTATTGAGAAATATGGTGTTTCTAACGTTAGTCAAATTAAAGAGGTAAGGGAGAAAAAGATAATTACAATATTAAAGAATTTTGGCGTTTCTAATCCCATGAAAAGTGAGAGTATAAAAAATAAGGCAAAAAAAACAAATCTTAAAAGATATGGATGCACCAACCCAATGCAAAATGAAGGAATAATAAAGAAAGGTCATGAAACCAAAAAACGTAACAACTCATATGGCAAGTCTAAGCTTGAAGATTTACGTTACAGTTATTTATGTGAGCAAGTAAATTCTAACAACATTGAGCGTCAAATACCAATAAATGGTTGGTCCATAGATTTCTTTGATAGTTCTGTCAATGAATACGAAGAATTTCGTGGTGATTACTTTCATGGAAGAAAATATAGTGTTGAGCAACTATTAAGAATGGCAGGAGAAAGAGAAGCAATCTCAGGTAAATCTAAATCTCAGTATCGTACAATTGCAACAACCAAATTGCGCGATATAGAGAAAGACAAATGGTTTGCTGATAATGGATTAGTATTGCGCGTCATATGGGAAAGTGATTTTTTAAAAATGTTGAAGGATAAAGGGGAGTAAAATTGAACAATTATAAGTTGTTACATGGTGATTGTCTTGAAGAAATGAAAAAAATCAAAGATAATTCTATTGATATGGTTTTGTGTGATCCACCATATAATATAACTCAGTGCAAATGGGATTTAGCAATTCCGTTTGAGCCAATGTGGGAACAATTGAATAGAATAACGAAACAAAATAGTGCAATTGTAATATTTGGTTCTGAACCATTTAGTAGTTTTTTAAGAGTCAGTAATATGAATATGTATAAGTATGATTGGATATGGGTCAAAGACAAGGCAACCAATCACTTAAACGCAAAAAAACAGCCTATGCGTAAAACAGAAGTAATATCCGTTTTTTATAAAAAACAATGTATTTATAACCCTCAGCTAACAAAAAAAGAAAAGAAAAATATAAGACCTGCAACCACCATTCGTAAAAATATTGATAATTATGGAAAAATGGATAAAAAGTCACTCAGAGATATTCCAATTGATATGACTTATCCCAATAATATGTTATTCTACAGGGCTTGTTTTGGAGATAAGGGAAAGTCTTTGCACCCCACACAAAAGCCTGTAGAGTTAATGGAATACTTAATTAAGACATATACTAACGAAAGCGACATTGTTTTAGATTTTGCAATGGGCAGCGGTACGACGGGTATAGCTTGTCAAAATTTGAACAGAAACTTTATTGGCATTGAATTGGACAAGAATTATTTTGAAATAGCAAGTAAACGAATGGAGGAGAATAAGTAATTGAAAGTATACACTTATGATGAAGTTTACGATGCAACATTAAAATATTTTGATAATGACGAATTAAGTACAAACGTCTTTATTGAAAAGTATTTATTGTGTAACAAAGATGGTGAATTACTTGAAAAAAATCCTGATGATATGCACAAACGTCTTGCATCAGAATTTGCACGCATTGAATCAAACTATGAAAATCCAATGAGTGAAGACGAAATATATGAATTGTTCAAAAATTTCAAATATATCGTTCCTGCTGGTTCACCCTTATTTGGAGTTGGAAATCCTTATGCGAATACGTCACTAAGTAATTGCGTTGCGCTTCCAAAAATCGACGATAATCTTTCAGGTATTTTTGAAACAGCAAAAAATTTAGCAAATTTGGCAAAGATGAGATGTGGAGTTGGAATTGATTTATCAAATTTACGTCCAGATGGAAGTTCGGTAAATAATGCAGCAAAAACAAGTTCAGGTGCGTGGAGTTTTGCAAAATTATTTTCGGATACAGTTAATATGGTCGCACAAAAAGGAAGGCGCGGTGCTCTTCTCGAATCATTAGACATAAACCATCCCGACATTGAAAAATTTATTACGTGCAAGCAAGATAAATCTAAAATTACAGGAGCAAATATTTCAATCAAGGTTGATGATGCTTTTATGCAAGCTGTTGAAAATGATAGTGATTACGAACTTTCTTGGAATGGTAAGGCAAAAAGATTGGTAAAGGCAAAGAACTTGTTCGGACTTATTGCAAAAACTGCTTGTTCTTCTGGGGAACCTGGATTCCTTCTTTGGGACGAAATGAAAAGAAGGTTGCCACTTAATGATTATCCAGGTTGGGAAATAATTACAACAAATGCTTGTGGTGAAATTCCTATTTCAGCAAATTTTGAAGCAAATATTATAGATTCTTGTCGCCTTATTTCTATCAATGGAACTTCTTTTGTTAAGAATCCGTTTACAGAACATGCCGAGTTTGATTATGATAGTTTCTTTCCTGTTCTTCGTTCAGCAATTCGTCTTGCTGATGATCTTGTTGATCTTGAAATTGAAAAACTACAAAAAATGTCAGATGGTTCAGATGAAGCAGAGATGAAAAAGCTTTATTCTGCACTTATTAATGCTGGAGTTCAAGGAAGAAGAATTGGTGTTGGAATAAATGGTCTGGCGGATCTTTTAATTAAAATGAATCTTCGTTATGGAAGTGAAGAAGCTATTCTATTTATTTCTGGACTTTACAAAAAATACCTAAGATGTGCATATCATGAATCTTGTGTTCTTGCAAAAGAAAGGGGTCCATTCCCAATTTTTGATTGGAACGTGGAAAAGGAAAATTCTTTCATTTGTGATCTTGATGAAGATATACAGGAAATGATAAAGAACAATGGGAGAAGAAATGGAGCATTGTTAACTCAACCTCCATGTGGAACACTTTCCATTCTCATGAAATCATCCTCTGGAATTGAACCAATATTTCAGCTTTCATATATAAGAAGAAAGAAAATTTCACAAGAGGACAAAGAAAAGCCTGATTTTATTGATGAACAAGGAATTAATTGGAAAGAATATACAATTCACCATCCCCTTATTGAAGAATGGGAAAAGGTTACTGGTAAATCAAGAAGTGAAATTCCAAAAGATATTTTTGTTGTTGCTAATGACATTAAACCTATTGATAGGATTAAAATGCAATCTGCAATTCAGAAACATCTTGATATGAGTATTTCTTCTACAATTAATTTGCCAAAAGGAACAACCCCAAAAGATATTGAAGAAATTTATATGAGTGCATGGAAACATAAATTAAAAGGTATAACTGTATACGTTGATGGTTCACGTTCTGGTGTTCTTATTTCTGATGAAAGAAACGGTAAATTCAAATACAACAGTGCACCAAAAAGACCAGTTATATTAGATTGTGACATTCATTCAACATCCATAGATGGTAAACAGCATATTATTATTATAGGCCTGGTAGATAAAAAGCCATATGAAATATTTGCTGGCGAACAAACAAAGATAAAAATACCAAGACGGTACATAAGGGGGAAAATTATAAAAAATGCTTACAAATCTATTCGTTCGACTTATGATTTATCTGTTGGTCAAGATGACGATGAGTTGGTTGTTATTGACATTGTTGAACAATTTGAGAATCCAAACCACTTATCACTTTGCAGAATGATTTCATTATCAATGCGACATGGGACATCACCCAAATATATTGTTGAACAGCTTTCAAAGAACAAGAGTGCTGACTTTCATTCTTTTACAAGAGGTATTGCCAGGGTTTTAAAGCAATATATTAAAGATGGAGAATCAGCTAATGGTATGGAAAAAGAATGTCCATCTTGTAAAAATGGTAAGTTAATTTATCAAACTGGCTGCATATCTTGTTCATGTGGCTGGACAAAATGTGGCTAAAATAGCTTTACAGATGGTAGTTTTGGTGTTATAATTTTATCATAACAATGGAACAAGTGAAGATATTTAACAATAGCAAAGGAGCGTTAGATGTTTATAGAATTGTTATCAAAGAAAAGGGATGAAATATCAAGACTTAATGATAAAATTATGGCTCTTGAAGAAGAGCTATCTCTTATTGATAAAATCAATGAAGATCTTGTTAATGAAGTCGCACGTCTAACAGCAGGCATTGAGGCAAGGGATGAAGCACGTTTTGTGGCTGAATCTGATGGATATGATCGTCAATGGAGAGAGTGTTATTATTGCGGAGCCTTAGAAAGCGATGGGTGCGATAATGAATGTTTTACTAAAATACATCCAATAAAAGAAAAGTAACGACAAGGAACTTTACAAATGGTAGTTTTAGTGTTATGATTTTATTATAACAATGGTTGGTGGAGAAAAAATATGTATAATACTTTAATAACTGTCTTTTTTTTGCTTGTGATCGCTGTCTTTGCAACGGTTTTAATTTATGGATTATCAAATGAAGGTAACGCAAATCGTAATTGCAGGGAAGTATGTTTAGAAAGGGGATGTCATGGAAGCTGTGTAGTGAATAAAAATTTTTTTGTAACAGATTATAAATGTCTTTGTTGGGAAGCAGATAAAATTGTTGTTAAATAATACACAAGGAGAAAAAATGAACATTAAGTTTTCATGGAAAGAAAGTGGTAAGGGAAAGAAAACATCTGTTATGGAAAGAGAGTTTAAAAATTTAGCCATAGAAACAGAAGAAGATGCAAAGGAGTGGGCAAGTAAACAAGCATCAGCTTTGAATCTTAATGAATATACATTTGAAGTTATCAAAGAAGAAAAAGAATAGTTTTATTTAAAAACAATTGGAGTTCACCATGAAAACAAGTGATGTAGTAAATATTCAATATTCTGCTGATTATATACCAGAAACACTTCTTTATAAGTTAAATGAGGAAGATTTAGAACTTCGCAGTTATCTTGACGTTACTGGCGATGAAAAAGTTATTTTGACAAGAATACACTTTAAGGTAACATTTGCTGCTAAAGAAAAAGGAATACTCAGGAAGAATATTAATCATAAATATTCTGGTGAAGCCGTAAGTTATTGTAATATTGCCTTTAACGGAAGAATTAATGTTGATAGACATTATAGTGATTTTGCACCTATGTCTTTTGTTTCCTTTGGTGATATTCCAATGGTTTACATTAATGATGAATTATATGCTATAGCAGAGAAAAATATTGGAAAATTAGAAAAACTCATATTACAGTTTGATTTTAGTCCAAAGTTAAATGAAGATGCTTTTAACAGGGTCTTTTGGAATAAAAAGACTTCCATTCTTAAAAACGATGTTACATTTTTTGCCAACAGTTATGATTGGTTTATATCAAGAGATATACCTTTTAATAGATCATATTTGCTATATGGAGAACCTGGAAATGGTAAAACTATGGCTATTCGCTCTATTGCAAACTTCTTTAATACAAGTCCAGAGACATTTGACTTTTCAGCCAGATATATGTCTCCTGATACAGCCTTTTTAAATTGGATGGTTGGCAAGAAAGTGCAGAAGGTTTCTCCTATTGGTGGGCAAGACAACATGGGCAGGGAGCTATACATTAAAGATAATGAAGAATTTGACGACGATGAATGTGAAAAAACTGAAGAATGTCCTCCTTGTGAAAGAAAAGAAGTAACACCTAAAACACCATATGTAAGATTACTTGTATTAGAAGATCTTGACAGACATTATCCAAAAGATGGTAAGAGTGATACGTCAATATCTTTATCATCAATTTTAAATGCACTTGATGGGGCAGATTCAAGAGGTAATACAATAGTTGTGGCAACAGCAAATTCTCCAGAAAATTTAGATCAAAAGGTGTTATTGCGCCCTGGTAGATTTGATAGAAGAATATGTTTTGAGCCACCAACTATAGAACAAGCCATTTCTTTTTTGGGTGGAAAGTTTAAGGATGGAGATATTGTTTCAAAAGAAATGTTACATACAGTTGCTGACAAGTTAAAGGGTCATAGTTATGCTCTTTTCAATGAATTATTTATATCATCTGCTTCTATTGCGTTTCAAGACAAGAGAAGAAATATTAAGGATGTTGATTTAGAAATGTCATGTGAGGAACACTTGTCTTTTATTTTAGATGTTTTAAAGAAAAGAGGCAAAGATACTATGGGATTTGGAGCATAAAATGGCAATAGGAATATTAAACAAAAACTGGGAAAATCAAATTACTGGAGGGACAATGATGGGTACTAAGATTGAAATGAAGGTCAACTGTAAGAAAGATGCTGTGTTGTTAAAGCTAAAAGAAAACAGGGAAAATCACATTAAGATTTTTGAAGAAAGTGTGCAATCTTATGTTAAAGCTGCGATATGTTATCTTGAAGAAGTTGAAAAACAAATTCATGAAATTAAAGGTGAGCTTGAAGAACATAACTATAAAACAGCCTTAAGGTTAAAACATCCATTGTGTACTATGCCCTTTAATTATGTACATGTTTATGATATAGCTATTGAAATGCTTGAGTGGCACACAGATGATACAATTGAGCTTAGTTCTAACGAGGTAAAGAATTTAATTCAAGATATGTGGGATTGGCAAGGAGAGTTTTTAGGAATTGCCTCTCAATATTCTAGTGTTGCAACAAATTATGCAATATCTAAGGGATATGCTGTGTGGGATGAGGCTTAAATATGTTTAGATAACTATTTTTAAGGCTTTACAGGTGTAGAAAAAGGTGTATACTGGTCATAAGTTTTTGACGATATGGTTATAACAATTTTATGGAGGATTTTTATGGAAAAAATGTTTTTTGTTTTTTGCTTGGTGTTTTTGCTTGTTGGTTGTAGTAAGGCAAAAATTGAGCGTGAGTGTTTAATGAATGGACTTGGAAGTGGTAAGTGTACATTCACAAATATTGATAACAACAATTCAACCGACGGTCAATGTGGCAAAGTTAAGCTATATAAAATTGAAAATACTTCTTATATTGCCAGTTCTTCAGTTTTTTGTTCTGGAGAAATAAAAAGAAAGACTACAGTTGAAAAAGAGTTTAATATTTATCAGATGGATGAAGCATGTCAAGACGAAACGAGAAAGAGATTTCTTGAATTAATGAATGTAGACAGTTCCTCTTTGAGCGCAGAGGAACTAACTTTAAATTTAGAAAAAATGAAGACATTTTCAGATGAACTAAAAAATTCAAAAGCTAAGAAATGGAATGAAATCTGCTTTTTTCAATTTGAAGAAGTAGAATAATATTTTTATTAAAACTAATGGAGGATCTCATGGAAAACACAGGTATTAAATTGGTAGATGAAGTTGTTGAAAAGGTAAACAATGCTCAAGGTGGTCATGATCTAGAAAAGGTTAAGGAATATGTTGAAAGACTTTTTAATCTTGAACAAGAAATGATTGAACTAAGGAACCAAAGAAAGGATCTAAAGACAGAATATAAAAAGACTGTAGATTTAAAATTAGTAGGTAATATAATCAGGCTGGTTAAGGCAAAAATTAAAATGACTGAAACAAGTCCTGAGACAATTGAAGAAATTGAAGATGTCGTAACAGATAAAATTAACAAGGTGATGTAAAATGAATGAAATATTTTGTTCGTATTGTTACATTGATATAACAGGGAACCATCAAATAAACTGTCCACTTCATCCAAATAACGGTTCATCATATAGAATTGTTTATGACAATATTGACGGAGAAGATAATGACAACATAACGTATGGCTGGGTTTGTCCAAGGTGTGGAACAGTGTGGAATCCATATGAATCTTGTTGTAACTGTCAACCACCAGTATATTCAAAAACAAAAAGTGACACAACAACAGTTATAGATAGTGGTTGTTGTGGAAGTTGTAAATGTGGAGAAACTGAAATTGATGAGGATGAGGAGGAAGAGTATGAGTAAAGAAACTAAAAAATTGTATTTTGGGTTTGAAACAGTGGCAAGAATAGCTTGTATTTTACAGGAAGGCTTGCTTATGGAAAAGAATGTAGTAAAAGACTTAAAGGATGTTGAAATGGTTAGTGTTAAGGATGAAACAGATGGTAAAACATATCTCGTCCTAACAGAAGAATATCTACAGGGCTTACCTGCTGAAGCAGGAACTGCATTGAAAAACTTTATTGAATTAGACGATCTTAATTAATCCTACATTTAGCTGGCATTATGTTTAAGTGGTTCAAACGAAAACATGATTATGATCCTATTCCTTGTATCCTAGAAACTGGACTCAAAGACAAAGAAGGAATAGATATCTGGTTAACAGGGTTTGTATGTAAGCGTTGTGGGGATATGTTATGTAATATCCCCAGCAGTGAAATAAATAACTTACCAGATGATTTGTTGTATGGGTGTAAAGGAAAAAAGAAACGGAGGAAAAAATGATGTGTGATAATCTGGTGGAGCAAATAATAAAAAAGATAGTTGAAAATGCGCTTAGGGATGAAAAAGACTTTCAATTCAAGGAAGATATAAGTCTTAATGGTTCTTTAGTTTATGAAAAAGATGGTTATACAATGTACGTTAGTTCAATTGGCACAGGACTATCTATGATGTTCACAATATATTGTGGAACCGAATTATTATACCGAAAGTCTTTCGATGTTACAGACAATGATATTCCAGTACATTATAGAAATTTTTATGGCAAATTAGAAAAATATCAAAGGGAGCATTTTGACAGAAAAGAAAGTGAGAAATTATCAAAATTAGAAAACTTTCATAATTTGATTGTTGGAGAGAAAACAAAATGAGTACAATAGAAAAGGGTGATTTAAAGTTTTTGGATTATTATACAAGTCCACCAAGAAGCTTTTTCTTGAAACTTAGAGAAGCAATTGATAAGGTTGATAAAAGAGCAATAAAAACAAAAATAGATGAAAGCTTTATTGAAAATGCTGAAAGTGGAAGTGAAGCAAAAAGTATTAAAGAATTGCGGATGCAGAGATATATAAACTTGAGTCAATTATGTTTAAATGGAAGAGGCTTTAGATATAGTGGAGCACAATCACTTAAAGCTTATGAGACATATGATAAGGCTGTTGTCCCCATTACTGGAAGAATCTGGACAGGTAATCCACTCCATGATGAATTAACTTATGCAGCAGGAACGTGTGGGACCACTTGTTGGTTCTTCTTGGCCTGGTGGCTTAATAGTATTGGCAAACAAACATTCAGAACAGGCCGTAACGGTAATTGGATCGTTACCTTTCCTTGGTCTGGGAAGAGAATAGGAGGAAGCTTACACAGGGGATACGCAGAATATGCCACTCCTTTGCTTGACGGTAAGTGGCAAAAAGGAAGTAGCCTTGGAGAAAAATTATGGGAAATTAAAGATCAATTAAATAATATCAACGTCCTCGAATTTTCTTCACATGTGATAATAATTGCCAAGTTCAATGAAAATTTCAGTATTTTAAATCCAAATACTGATCAACCTGTCAAGACTGGAAAAGATGGTGAAGGGCATTTGTATCGCTTTGGGGCCGATGGTGGATATAAGCGTGAAGGCGGTGCGAAGAAATATAACGGTCAAAAAAATACATTTAGGATTTTGGATCATAACGAAGCTTCTCATATGCGATGGCGAGTTTTCACAATAGATAACATTGACGATGATGGTATGATTCATCATGGTCCACTGGCTGATAATAAATCAGTTCCGATTGTTTTAGAAGGTATGGAAGATATAGTTGATCGTATTCCGACATTAGAAGATGCAAAAAAAGCTGGTTTGACGTAAAATAAACACCTTACTTTTCAGTGTAATAAGGCTATAATAAAGAAAATACAACAAGAGGAATAATCAATGATATTTGACAGCTATTCAAAATTAATTAGTTGTGACAAATTACCATATAGATGTGTTGTAGCTGATCCACCTTGGCAGCCAATTATGGCAAAGATAAATAGTCCAGCATCAGGAATTGGCGCGCCAAAAGCAAGTCCACAGCGTCATTATAAAACTCTTAGTGTTGATGAGATTATACAGTTTAAGCCACCATCTATGAAGAAGTCTCACCTATATTTATGGGTAATTAATCAACACATTGATTGGGGTTATGAAGTAGCTCGTGCATGGGGTTTTGAGCCATTACAAATGTTATCTTGGTGTAAACCCGGCTTAGGCGTAGGTAGATTTCAGTGTAATACAGAACATGTGTTGATTTGTCGTAAGGGTTCAAGGCAGGGAAATGCATTTGGTCCAACAAATGGTACACATTTTAGCTGGGCACGCGGTAAACATTCTGAGAAACCAAAATCATTTTATGACTTGGTGGAAAAAACTTCTCCTGGTCCCTATTTGGAAATGTTTGCAAGAGACAATAGAATTAATTGGGATGTTTTTGGAAATGAACTATGAGGTTGAAAATGCTTGACGACGAATACTACAAAAAAGTTCAAATAAAAGTATTGGAGAACAAGATATTAAACATACAAATAGTCGCTAAAGATATTGTAGAAATGATCTCCATTTTAGGAACAGGTTCTGTTGAAAGTTTAAAGACAAATATCAATAAACAGATTGATAGTTTTGCTCAATTTGCGGTAGAGAAAATAAAAAAGATAAACGGAGAATAACATTGTTAGAGATTAACAAAATATACAATGAAGATTGTCTTTATACGATGTCAAGAATGGAAGACAATTTTATTGACTTAACAATTACTTCTCCACCATATGATAATTTAAGGGCATATAATGGTTATTCATTTAGGTTTAATAGAGTGGCTGCTGAATTATATCGTATAACAAAAAATGGTGGTGTTGTAGTTTGGGTTGTTGGGGATTCTACCTTAAATGGTGATGAATCTGGTACATCATTCAAACAAGCTTTATATTTTAAGCAAATTGGGTTTAACTTGCACGATACAATGATATATCAAAAAAAGGCTGTTGGAGCTTGTGGCTCTAAATATTGTTATAGTCAAGCCTTTGAATACATGTTTGTATTATCAAAGGGGAAAATACAAACCTTCAATCCTATAAAAGATTTAATCCCTAAACGTGCAGGCAAACCAACTAATTATGTCAAAACTAAAAGTAATAAAGATGGATATGTTAGTGAAATAATAGAAAAGATTACACCAGATGCAAGCAAAAGACAAAATATATGGACTTATGAAATAGGTTTTTGTTCTGGTGATGATAATGTACAACACCCGGCAAAGTTTCCAGAACAATTGGCAAATGATCATATAATTTCTTGGAGTAATGAAAATGATTTAATTTACGATCCATTTATGGGAAGTGGTACTGTTGCAAAAATGGCATTGTTAAATAATCGTAAATTTATTGGTAGTGAAATATCAGAAGAATATTGTGATATGGCGATCAAAAGAATAGAACAAACAACACTAACAAAAGGAGAATAAAGATGGGTTTATTTTATGCAGAGTGTCCAAATATAGTTTATAACGATACTTATTCAAGGTTATTTTTAGCCGGTGGTATTGTTGGTTGTGAAGATTGGCAATCTGAGTTATGTGATAAATTAACAGTAGACGATGTTGTTAACTTA